GCATTATCTAAAAGTAAATTCTAATTACATAACAATAAAAAAGCCGTCCAATTTTGATATGGACGGCTTTTGTTTTTACTTCACATACACATAGGCTTCATTTGCTGTTACATAGTATGTTTTACCTTTGCTATTGTGTACTTTATATTGTGAAGATCCATTGACAGTTACTTTTGCATCAATAGTAAATCCTAGTCCTGTATCTACAGAACCAGCAACATCTTTATCCTGCCAAGATAGAGCATCATAGAAACGTAGATTGTTAACTTTAGATACAACACGTTTCCCTACAATAGATGAATCCACTTTACTTTTCTTTTCGAATTTCACATAAGATGGATCGTTCTTGATCCACTGCTCTCCACCAAGATTTAACCAACCATCCTTTTCAGCCCATACAACATAAGATTCTGGTTTATTTAACTGACGAATCTTAGAATAGCTTGTATCTGGCCCTTTACGTAAATTAACATTGTAGCCTTCAATATAAGCAATTCCATCTGTTACCGCTGTCGGTACCTCTACCGGTTTAGATGGCTTTTCAGGCACAGAAACATCCACATTAGAATTTTTATATGCTCGTTGTACATCTGCTCTAAATTGAGCTTCTGAAACGCCATGAGACTTTAAGTAGTCAAGTGGATCTTCATGATCTGTTCCACCAAGGTATTTTGTTACATCATAGTGAGTCCATAATCCTTTTTCCACAGATAAACCACGATCACGAAGAATTTTAGCAAGTAACTTCACGTATTTATCATAGCTGCGTTTGAATTTATCGTAATCCGCTGTTTCGCAAAGTTCTACATGTACAAAGCGTTTATTTGCTCCTGGTCCACCACCATAAGCAATGTACTTTGTATCAGCAATTTGGATTGTTTCATTCCAATCTACTGCATAATGAACGAATGCATTTCTCCATGTACGAGACTCATATTTTTGAATATTGATAGCTGGTGCTTCTGGAGTCGCCGTAGAATGAGCTACGACGCCCTCGTAAGCACCAACACCGTAACGATATGGTTGTTTAGGTAAATCAGGAATAATAAGTGTTCTATCAGCAAAAGCACTTGTAGCAAACGAACTAGCAAGTACTAAAATCATAAGAAACGAGGTAATATGTTTCAGTGTCTTTTTCATTTAGCATCAACATCCTTTTTCATAATTTTTGTGTGGTGAAATAATCCACTTGCTGACAATCCAATGATGATTCCTTGAAATACATTTGTTTTGATATCTCCGCCCAAAAATAAAACGCCTAGCACAATGCCAAGCGTTAAATTCAATAGCGGAACATATTTTGTTTGTAATCCAATTGTCTTCCCAATTTGTGAAAGACCAACTACAATTCCAATCATTACTGTAATTTCAAACATTACATACCACCTCCTTTCAAGAAGAAGTTAAGAGCTGCCAAAACAATTCCACCCACTATAAGTCGTAATATCCAGGTAGTATTGGCACCAATTTTATCTAACTGTTTAGTGATATTAATAATGTCTTTTTCGTTACCTGTCGTTCGATTTTCTAAGCTTTTGATTTCTAAACGAATGTCCTTGATATCTTGCTTTATTTCTTGAACGTCACTTCTTACTTCTTGTAACCCTTCCACTTTGACCACCCCTTTTTAGGCAAAAAAAATAGAGCGACATATTTGATTGTCTCTCTTTGGTTTATTCTTTTTCGATTGGTGCGACTTGTTGTGCTGCTATTTGTTCTTCAAGCATTTTAATTTTCGCTTCCATCTCTGCCTTTTCTCGTTCTAATTCTTCTTTTGTAGGGGCGAAATATATTGCTTTTACTGATTTTTCTATTTCTAAATCAATTGCCTGTAACTCTGCAACCCTTCCATTCCAGACAACCTTATAGTTTTGTATAGTGTCAGTTACATAGCGATCAACTCGGAAGAAATGCATATAATCATTACTTGGTATAATATGTTGACCACATTCTAACCGCGTTATATTCCCTGCATCATCTGAATCAGCATAAATACATGTTTTATACCGTTCATACAAATCGTATTGTTCTTTCATTTCCATTCCCATCACCTTTCTTGCCATGCACTTAATAATCTTGCATAAGCGGTATGATTGGCACTATTGGATGCTAATTTCAAATAGATATACTTCATATTTCCTGTTGGTACACCCAGATCAATCATGGCATTTACATAATAATCATTCGCAATCGTTTTGCTATGCATGGTGTACCATAAGTCCTTTCCGTCTACATCGGTTATTTTCACTTGTGCCGATGAACCCGGATCAATTGCAAGACTCAACGCAAAAACTAAATATCTACCTGTATGTTTTAAAGTGAAGTAATTACAATTCGACCATGTTGTATTACGTGTTGCATACCAATAGGCGCTATAATTTACACCTGGTGACATAAACGGCGGTTCATGAGAACTAACATTCATATCAAAGTTGGCTATCCCGTTTATGATTAAATTGTAACCATCTTCCCGTTCTATTTGCACAGCGCCTTTTTTTGAATACAGACCACGATAGTCCAATCTTGCAAAGGAATCTGATTTCCCTGTATTGGCCGTTATACCATTCGAGTCCAAATTTATTGTTGTTGGAAGTGGACTTGTTAAACGTAAATCCGTTTGAATCTTTTCAATCTTCTCTCGTACTTCATCCGGGTTTTCTGTCCAGCCAGTTAATATGCTACCTTCTTGAAACGCCATCTCAATCACATTTAATGTACCGGATGCCATCCCATTAAAAATATAAGGAGAAAAATATAAATCTTTATCTTTTGGTGTTAAAAAAGTGACGTATAACCTTTTCCATTGTTTTGATAAAAATGATTGATCATACTTAATAATTTCAACCATCTGTCCAGCTGTATCTTTTGCTGTATGCGCCCAAAAATGAAGTGGCGTTATCGCTGTCCCATTTCCTGCTGCTGAACCGTATGCCATTGTAGAATACGTATAATAGGTATTTCTTTTCAAAGGTATATTAGGTTCAAGGTACTTAACCCCTTGTGGCATAAGAACCCTTAATGTTCTCTTTCCGTTATATAAGATTGAACTATCTGGAACACCGCCACCTTGTCCATTGTCTCCCCACAGCCGATTCGCAATAAAGTCCGCTGTATTTTTTAAAATATTACTTCCACCAGATGTTTGTTCGTCCACATTCTTTTTCGCTTTCGCTTGGATAACTTCACTTAGAGCATCTACAGCTTGATAGTATTTGAGCCATGTATCACCCCATACAGTAGGGTTAATGGAGATAACTTTGTCTTTATTACCAATAGAGGTGTCCCATACATCAATTGGTGTAAGATCTTCTAGAAATAGTTTTAAATTCGTATATTGGGTTGCCACAGCGATATAGTTCGCATCTGAAGTAGGTATCCCTATGTTAGTTGCCTGTTTACGAATAGAATAAAACTCACCTTTTCCTCCACTGTCTAAGGCGGTAACGATTGGCAAAGTATTTGCTGTATCAGGCAACACTGTTCCAATTATATTTGCTAGTTGTTCTTTAATATATCTCCGTTCCATAATGTCAATTTTGGAATCGTCCACAAAATCTAATAATGTCTTTGATATATTTTCCGTTGTTTTTTGAGCCGTTTCTGCTATTTCTTTCGCTTTTAATACAATCAATCCGTTCAAGGCGGTTTGCGTTTCAAAATAATTCTTCAAACGATTTTTATACAATTCCCCATCGATTATAGAATCTTTTTTCATATTTGAAGGCGCTAAAATGGCAGCCTTGTTATTTTCATCAACCAACACTGTTAAAAAAGTTTTTAATTCGTTGTACCTTTGAGTATACATATCTCTTTCTGCAATCTTTTCTTCTGCCTTCCAATATCCAAGTGCGATCTGTATCATGGATCGATACTCATTTTGTATTTTATTCCATTCAGAATTAAGATACTGTTTTTCAATTACGCTAATCACATTATCTTTAGATACATTATCAATTAAGGTTTCTAATCTGTTTGAAACCTTTAATGGATCATAACCTTCTTCAAAAAATGTACCTAGTCCAATTCGGACATTATTTGCTTCCAATTGACCAACAACACCCGCTGAAGTAACAAGCCCTTCATAAGTAAGGGCTTCTTTAAATGTTTTTCCACCATCTCGGCTAATTCCGATACCAGCACTGGTGAAGGCTACAAGGTTATTTGGATTTTTAGGATCAACGCCAAGTATGCCATTCTCAAATGTTAATTCTGTTTGAGCGTTCTTAATTGCTTCACTTGCACGTTTAACGCCTTCATCTAAGGCATTGTATTTAATTTTCCCATCTTCGTTTACAACGCCACTCATTGCCTTCTGTACAGTTTGAAAAAGTGTCCCACCAAAAGATTTTTTATAGTTAGCTAGTGTAACCCTACATGCAATCGGCTCTAGCTTCGCATTAAATGCTTCCTCAATCTCCATAATTCTGGTTTCAATATCAATATCCATTGGCTCATAAATTAAAAGAACCCGATCCCCTTCATTCGGAACATTGTAGGGGTATCCGGCTTTTCTCAAATCTATAAAGTCAATTGTCATACTGACAACTGGCGTGTCCTGTAGGTTTTCTTTTAATGCCTTATCTAGCCCTTCTATAGTTGTATATCGTTCATCATCTATGGAATCAGCTTCATTTAGACCGAATTTATGTACATTCGGACTGGTGTATTCTCTCTCTAATCCGTCTTTACCATATCCACGAATATAAGTAGCAAGGGGTTTTGTATCAGTATCACGCTCGAATGTTTTGATATTATAATTGTATCGAAATTGAAAGTCTGTATCTTCCCCTATTCTTTCTTTAAAACTCGCGAGGTTTCCACGCACGGATATTTCTGCCTTATAGCGTTCTAATATCTTTTTTAATAACGCCAATCGATTTTCTTTACCAAACTCTTGAAAGTCTTCCGCATAAAACTGATCAATAATTGCTGTTTGATAACCAGTTCCTTCGAATACAAAATCTACCGCATCACGAAACGTCATGCTGCCATTATGAACTTTGTACTGTTGTTTATTCAACATATTCACGTAAAATTCATGAATGCATTCGGCCCTTTTATAAAACTTATCCCCTATAGTTCTTTCTGCTAAATGCTTTACAATATAAATTTCGCCATCAAATTCAATTTTGCTTTCTTCTTGTACCAACGGAAAGGAATGTGTATTTTCTTCTGTAGGATATAGTAGAAAACTGATTCCTTTTTCCCCATTCACCCTACGGACTCTAGTTATAGTTGGAAACCCTGTTAGTATCTCTGTACTTCCTGCTAAATCAGTTACTGTAACTAATTCCAACATCGCACCTCCTCTATAAGTATTGGAAACGAAAATCGAATGAAATAGAAAAAGCGCCTTTAGCGCCTGTGATTTCAAATTCATTTATTCCTTCCCTTAAAGATATTACTTTTTTATTTGTGTTTCGAACAATGGACAAGCTGTTTTTCGTACTTCTCACTTGATCTATCACAATTGTATCTTTATCCGTTGTTGTGCCGTTATACGTCCATTCGTCTTTCGTTGTTTTGTTTTTAATCTTAAGGTTTTCAGAAGCACCTTTAAAGGTAATTCGTAAAGGCATTTGCCTTGGATCAATTTCTACTTCACCTTTATTATCAATAGAGAATGTAGCTGTTGTTCTTGTATACTCTGTTTTCATCTTTTCTAACGTCGATTGTACGGATTCAGCAAAAGCATTCGCTGATTTATACTGAATTTCTATAAGGCTGTAGTTTCCGTTCGCCTGCGGTTCTACTTCATACTTATTTGACACTCGTACTTTCCAACGCTTTTCAGGCTCTCTATTTGAAACAATATAAAATGGAGATTGCGAAGCGAAAAGACGGAACATAAAATTTCGAACTTTATAAAAATCATCTATCCCATGTGGTTCTGCGAGAAATAAAGATTTAATATCTTCCCTTGAATTAAAACTTCCACCTAAATCAATTTCCCCATGTCTCCCATCTAACTTTTCGTATCCAGTGTTATAGAAGGGGGAATTAGGAAGAAAGTTTAAAACAGTAAGTTTGTCATTAGATGAAATAACAAACTTAGAACCATCTTCCTGAATAATTGTAAGAGTTTGATTCGTCATCGTCTCACCCCTGCATTGTATAAATCTGTCTCAAACTTCTGTCCTTGCAATAGCTCTAATGGAGATATTAATAATTCTGCAAGAACCATTCTATCTATTACAATTTGTAGTGGTCTTTGTTGTGCAAGATCTTTGTTACTATATGGCATATATTGTCCCTTATCTGGATTATCGTTATCTGGTCTATACTGAATGGCATTAGGATTATCCGATAACACTTCTCTCCATCTAGAAAGATTACCAACATCATAAATTGAAAGTCCTTCAAAACGTTCCATTTGACGTCCGATTTCTCTAACCATATCACGCATATTCTCTGGGATATGTGTTATCCAATCGTTTTGCCAATCTCCATCCACAAAGATTGCATTGAAATATTTCGTTAGTGGCTCATCACCTTGAAAACTAAATATTTCTTCTGGTTTTATAGAACGAATACCATCAATTGCACCTGTTACTGTATCTTGCAAGGCATCTCGTACTACAGAATATTGACTCTTAATCCCGGCTGCAAGTCCTTGCGCCATTTGAACACCTGCAAATGCTAAATTATTGGATTTTAGCGTATTTACAAGAGACTTATAAGCATTCGTCCCAAGAGTGCGGCTTTCATTTTCTGCCATATAAGATGTTTTTTGAATACCCAGCGCAAAACCTTCACTAAAAGGTTTACCACCCTGATCACGTGTTAATCTTGATGGAGAGTTCATATTAAGTGTAGCCTTTAAAGCATCGAATGCACCTCTTGCTAAACTAGATGCTACACTTTGTACATTCCATCTACCATTAGAAATACCTGAAGCAAATCCACTAGAAAATGCTTCACCGGAACTGATCGAACTAACACTTTTCAGACCAGAATTCCCACTTTCCGCTACATTAGAACCACTTGATCTCGCTTGCCCCTTTGTATCTTCCATACCTTGAGCAAACTGACTACCACCTTTTTGACCCTGTGGCGTACCATTAACGTTATTAAAGCCAGCATGAGCTGAAGCTACAGCTTCAAGAGCACTCCCTCGGATATAACCATTTTGATTGACGATACCACCTGCAAAACCTTGGCCCCCTTGATTACCTGCCGGGTTTCCATTTATCGTGTTAAAAGCACCATGAGCACTAGCGACTACTTGCAAAGTACTTCCTCTAATATAGCCCTCTTGATTTATTATCCCTTGTCCTAATTCACTACCGCTCTTATTCCCTCCACCGCCATCGGTTGTACTTCCCATAATACCTTCCACAGCTTGTTTTTTCCCTGTTGCTGCATTTTCTGGGGCTGTATTACTAGCAATTCCATTTGCGGTTGTTTGTGAGATATTTGAACCTTGTTGAGTTGTATCAATATTTGTTTTTTGCACAACCATTTGTCTAATGACTTCAAGCGCTGTATCTATGTTAATTTGTCCGTTTTGCAACCCTTGTGCAAGGGAACTAGCTGTAAACTGTCCATTAGGACCTAAATCATATTTTGTTTGATCGTCCAGTGTTATTCCTAACTTGTTAAATACATCTTGTACACCGATGAAGCCCATTTCCATGCCTGTTTTTAAAGTAGACATGATTTTGGTTCCATCTTGAGATAAATCAGTAGCTGTTAATTTAGATAAATGTTGTTGAAAATAAATAAACACAGCGTCAATACCAACTGTGCCTTCTTTCAAACCATTTACAAATTGTGTTGATGTCATTTTGCCCAGTGGGCCCAAATCAATTTCTAAATTCTTTTTAAGATCAAGATTTAATTTTGTAGCAATATCTGTAACGTTCATTTGCTTTAATCCATCAGCAAACGTAGTCATCACTTTAATACCCTCTGCGGTTAATGGTTTACTCCCCATCTCTACACGCATTGTATTTATAAGAGCAACCGCTACATCCTGAACCTTATATTTACCTGTTTTTATACCATCAACAAACTCTTCGACCTTTACTACGCCTTTTTCACCTAAGTTAACAGCCTTTGTACCATCTTCTAATGCATAAGCGATATCACTACCAATTTGCACAGCCTTTTCACGAGTTGATTGAAAAAGGCTATCATAAACAGTATTAGAATTGGCAATTAGTGCTTCACCATATCTTTTTACCTCATCAGCACTTTTCTTACGTAAATCAGATTCTTTTGCGGCTCTATCTTGAAGCCTTTTAAATAAATTTTCATTCGTACTCTCGATTATCTCTGAATTCTTTACGTATTCGCCAAATCCTCGACCTTGAATTTTAATTTTTTCAGTTTCGGCTTTCGTAATACCCGTTGTTAAATCCATTTCAATACCCTTGGACTTTAACACTTCCTGTGCTTGTTGAAGTTGTTGTTTATATCCTTCTGTTATTAAGATAGACTGATCAGAGTATTTCTTATTAATTTGTGCAATCGCAATCTCTTGCCCTTTAGTATCAGCTATTTTACTTTTTGCAAATTCTATTTCTTTCTGTCTAGCCTTATCTAACTCATTCGTTAATTTTTTATATTCAGACCCTAAATCTTTTACTTTACCTTGGATTGTTTCAACAGAAGTATTGCTGTTGAAGTTATCCATTGCTTTACCTATTTTTTGAATCTCATCCACGCTTTTTGACGCTGCTTTTCCTACTTCACTATCGATAGCTTTTAAAGCTGTAAGAAATACCGACTTATCAGCTGCAGTCATCTTATATATCTGTCCATTATATTGTGTAAGTAAGCTTTGAATTTTCTCATTCGCTTTGATAACTGCCTCTTCTTGCGCTTTAAATACTTCCATTTGATCATTTAGAATTTTGTCTTTCGCTCTTAATACTGCTGTATCTGTTTCATCAGAAAACCAGCTATCTAAATGCGCCTGAAGTTTCCCTCTATCTTTATTAATCGCTTGAATGGCTTCATCCGCTAATTTACCGAACTCATCATGAGCACGTTGTACAGCTTCTTTTGCTTTATCCCCAGTAAGCACCGGAATTTCATCTAACGTCTTAAAAGCTTTTTCTTTTAAATTTACGTATCCTTCAATTGCTTTTTTTGTACCTTCGCTTACACCCTCGCCGTATTTCCTGCTATCTTCTTCTGCTTGTTTCGCTTTTTTACCAGCTTCGGCAAAAGCAAATCCTAATGCACCTAATCCGATTACAACGCCACCAATTGTTGCAACAATTGGGTTTGCTATAATTGCACCTACAGCAAAAGAAAGCATTCCAAGGGCACTTACTACCCCTAATACTGCTGGGGCTAATAATAATGATGTACCATATACTTTTTTTGTACTATCATCTAATCCGTTAAACCAATCTGCTACACCTTTAATTGATTCTTTTAGTTCCGGTATAGCTTGTTTAGCAATATCTAGAATCACTTTACCAAGTGGTTCTAATGCAATTTGTAATTCTCTGGTGACTGATTTCCATTGCTTTGCACTTGTATCATAACCGTCAACCATTTTATTCATTGCACCACTATAGTTTCCTAAGCCCGTTTCCATATTGTTTAGAGATAACATAGTAGTAGCTTCGAGGTCTTCCCATTTCACGCCAAAAAGTGCAACGCCTAACTGATTTACTTTAATTTGGTCATCAGTAGTTCTTAACTCATTTAATACAGCATTGAAGACATCCTTTGAAGTAGCTTTCCCTTCTAACATTGCTTGCCAAACCTTTTGAGTTTCCTTGCTCATTTGGCCCATCGCTTCTGTTGTGGACTTACTACCATCTTTAACACGGATACCAAACTCTTTCATTACATCATTCACATAGTCGAGATTATAAGCACCATTTTTACTACCATTAATCAAAATCGTAAACATTTCATCCGCACTAAATCCCATCTCATGGAACAAAGGACCATACTCACTTAAATTATCAAATAGCTCATTTGAATAATTTAACCCTTTAGCTGATCCTTGTGCTAATAAATCAAACGCTTGTTGTCCAGATAAGCCAAAACGGCCCATTAATTGAGCCGCACCACGAGTAACCTCGTTTACATCCGACTCCATTGTTTCCGCTAAGATTTCACTGTCTCGAGTTACTTGTTTTAAGGTTTCATCATCGTTAATATCTTTAATATTACGCTTTACTTTAACTAAAGAATCGCTGACACTAGCTAAATCCTCACCATATCCTTCACGCCATACTTCTTTTGCTACAGCACTAACTTTTAAGCTTTCTTCTCTCGTTAATCCTAAACCAGCCTGTACTTTTTTATTTGCTTCTTCAAATTGACCTGCATTTACTACTAATGCACCAACACCTGCCGCTACACCCACCGCGGCCGCTCCAAATCCTTGACTAATTCTTGACCCAGTATCTTGCATTGTGTTTCCAACTTCGTTCATGCGTTCTCGCAATCTTCCAGAAACATTACCTAACTGGTCCATTCTTTCTTGTGTATCGCCTAATTCATTCCGATAACGATGTAATGCTGCTGAAGCGTTATTAAAGGCTGTATCATTTCGGGAAACTTGTGCTGTTAATCGTTGTAAAGCTTGTGTGCCTTGTTTATATTCTTGTTGTAATTGATTATATTGAGTTTGTAAATCTTTTGTTTCTTGCGCATTTTTGCCATATGCTTGTGTACTTTGCTGTATTTCTTGTTCCAACTGTTGCATTGATGTAGCTAATTGCTCACACTTTTGGCGCATTTCTTGTTGTTTTTGCTGTGAAGTCCTTAAAGCTTGCTCATAATGCTTCATTTTTTGCGTTTGCGCTTCAATCTTTTGATTTAAATGATTTGCCTTATTCTCCAGCTGATCCATCTCAGAGCCAACGCCACGTAACTGTTCTGAAGTATTTCTAAACTCTGCATCAATTCGTTTCAGACTTCGATTAATACCTGCAATTCCATTTTCAAACTGATCTGTGTCCAACCGGACGCGACCACCTATTGTATTATCACCTAATGCCATTCAATTCTCACCTACCTTTATAACCATGCTGGCGCTTGATTTGCCGATGTCACTCGATTTGTCTTTTGCTTTTTAGCCAAACAGGTAAAGTAAAACGCAATATCCATTTCGTTAATTTGATTTTGTGTCATTCCTGCATCCATAAGTACGTTGTATATATCGATTACGATGTCTTGATACTTGATTGTTTTCTTTTCGGTTTCATCTCTAGCTGTTTCATCAACTTTTTTTTCGCATCTTCTACCGTTTCCATTACCGTTATCGCTTCATTTAGACGACCCATAATTGTTAAACAAATAGAATGAATGGTAAGGCTTAAAAACCATACATGAGTACCATCAACAAATTCCTGTGCCGTAAATTGATTACCATACACTTTAGCAACAAAATTAGCTGCTCTTTCAATTGTTTCTTTTGGTACAAGGTCTGCTTGTAATTCGTCCGCTAATGTTGATGCTTCAAACGTTGCTGAACCCGGAATAAACTGTGGTAAATAAAAATCTTTTTGACCTTCTGCATTCTGTAAAGTAATTTTCATCCACTTTTCCTCCTACATTAAAATAGGGATGGCATTTGCCATCCCATTATTCTTATTCTATTAAGGTGTTGCTACAGGTAGAGTCGGCACTGCTTTAAACCAATTCGCCGCTGCTGCTGCATCAAATCCAACTTCTTCTTCATCTAATCGATGTCTCCAGTTACCATCCGCACGTTGAATAGCCTTACCTTTGATTTTTGCGCTTTGGAATGTCGGTTTGTCTTCAGCCGTTTTATGCTCATCGCTCGGAAGCTCAAACTTCATTTTGTAATAACATACATATAAATTTTTCCCGTTGTCGTATGGTAAGCGATATAATAAAGCTACATAAGGAGCTACATCGCTTGTGTTATCCACAACTTGACCTTTTACAACCTTTTTTCCTAACAACTCCGCATAAACGGATAAAGGTAATCTATCTACTTCCAATTCGATTTCAGTACCCCCGAATGCACTAGCTGTTGCTGCTGGTCCACCTTCAGCATAAAAAGTTGCCCCTTCGGCTTTAGGTGAAGCTTTCCCACTAACTGTTTTACCGATTCGTTTTGGTGTAGTGTACGTTGCCTTTCCATCTGCCGCCTCTGTCAAAACCGCATAATGTAAGTCTCTAAAATCAATTGCCATTGCCATATTTCATTTTCCTCCTTAATTAATAATTTCCGTTACAAAACGAAAACCATATCGATAAATTTTTGTATCCATTTCATAATCTGGATAGGTACTTAAACGCTGAAAAGACAGCTTTTTCATAGCTGCCTGAACTGCGGTTTTTAGTTGTGCTTTGATTGGTGACATTGACCATATATCAACTTGATACATAACGATTGAAGTTGTTTCCTCATTCTCCGCATACATTCCTGGAGATGTATTTAATTCAGAAAATGTAATCCATATAGGTGTATTATCGTTACCTTTTACAAACTGATATATGAACTCTCCGCCTAGCTCAGATTTAATAAATACATCTGTACGTAATACATCGAACACATCTTTATTGAAATTCCTCATCGTCCTGTGACCCTACGCATAAATTCTCGTTCCATTGCTTGCAACACCTCTTTTTCACTCTGAACCAATGTTTTCTCTACAAAGCCTTTATGTGGAGGTTTAGGATTTCTACTAGTCCCCCAATTTTGAAACTTCATATAGAAGTGAGGAGATCGGTCTGCTTTATCCCATCCTATTTCAACAAAATAAGAGCCGCCTTTTTTTACGACTCTTCCCTCTTCAATAGCATTTTTAGCATGTTTACCATCCCACCATGGTTGCTTTGGTGTCGGTGTATTTGGTTCAGGTCCTACAGGAGAATTAAACTCTAGCTTCTGCTTAAATACTCCCGCACCCGCTTTTAATGCTTCTTTTGTAATTTTAGGGACATCTTGACCTAAACCCTCTAATTCACGAATCCATTCTTCTATACCGAAGACCTCTAATTCTGCCAATTGGATCGCTCCTCACAAATTAGGCACATTTCCTTATGCTGTTCGTCGATATCAATAACTGACTTAATCTCATATAGTTTGCCATCATACCTTGCACGCATTGCTGAATTGATGCCTTTTCGATATCGGATTGTAAAATTTATCAATTTAATAACAAACTCTGCATTCCCTTGAAATATTTCAGATCTAAACCCTGTACCAAATGGCGTTTTAGCTTCTGCCCACACTTTAACGAACTCTTTCCATTCAGATGGAATAGCGTTCCCTTCCTCATCTTTTGTTTCTGATGATTTTCGTTCTAGTATGATTCGTTTATTTAATTTACTTGGATTCATTGGTTATCACCGCTATCGTAATCCCTTAATTGTAATATCATAGTTTCTAGCGACTGCTTTAATGCAGGGACATTTAATGATTTATCTTGATTCTCATAGCCTAATAAAACATGCGTTATTACCGCGATTTTATATAGTGCCTTTTCACTTTCAGGAACACCCGATTGTAATAAGGATTCTTTTGCTCCATCGATTAGAAGTTGAATATCTGTATCCTCTTCATCTCCATCGATTTTCATTTTTCTTTTTAATAGCTCTAACATATAATCACCTATGATCCTGAAGCATTGGTTTTCGCTGATAATTCAACGCTAAACGGAGAATTTAATCCGTTATTTCCAACTGCTTTCACTTGATAAGAATATGTTGTATCACCAGTTAGACCTGTGTCTTTATAGGTCGCTGTTACTGATGTCCCTACTTGTTTTCCATTGCGCAGTATTTGATACTCTTTAATGCCCCCATCATACACAACAGGAGACCAACTAATGTTGGTCGTTGTTACTGTTGTAGAATCAACTTGTAACCCTGTTGGTCCTTGGGGAGGATTAGGGTGTAGTCTGCACTTCAGCAATACGGAATGCTGATTTTAGTTTAATTTTATGGTCAAACCAAGCTGTTAAAACAAATAATTCAATACCTGTTTTTACATCTTTGTCACGATCATAAATCATATTTGGATCGTAGTTGAAGTGAGAATATCGGAAATCACCAACAACTGGATTCACTGCTGAATCACAGAACTTAACTGGCTTCCCTAAAACCTGTTCTGGTTGCGCATTATATAAGGTAGCACTACCATTAGCAAGTGTTTCAATTATTTCTAGATAATCTGTGTAGCGCATCTCAATAGTCGCATTTTCACGAAAATCTTCATGTAAATCTGCAACTGCTGACTTAATAGCTTTATATAAAGTTGCGCCTTTAACTGACTTAATGCCAGCTTTATAGAATGACATAGATTCTTCTCCAGCTTTAGGCGTTGTAGCAAATGCTACTTTTTTCTCTTTTGCTGCTAAACCACTTTCTAACGCTTGATCTACAGTTTGTACTAAGTTTGTATCAGTTGCTGCTAAAACAGTCTCTGAAATAGGTACAAACACCTTAAATTTATTACGTCCGAAGGTTACAACATCACCTTCCGCTTTTAATTCTTTTGCTGTTGCTGTATCAGCAATAAAATCATCATCATCTAATGTAAATGTAACTTTAGGGATTTCAAGGTTTGTTACACTTGTAAATGTAGATACATCTCTTAATGGGTTTTTAACAAATGGTTCATGCAATAATTCATTTGTCATTGTAGTTGGAAGAATCTTTTCGCCACCTGTTGAATTTTTATCACCAAGAACTGCTCGTGCTTCTTGTGATAAGATACCTCCACGAATTGTAGCTCGAACCAACTCTGCTTTCGCTGCAACTACCTTTTGTTTTGGATCTTCAATAGATTGCAAACCAGTTTGAGTTTGAAATTGTGCTTTTTGTTCAGCTTCCATTGTGTCATGTTGTTCTTTAATTACATTAAAGCGCATTTGAAGATCTTGCTTGGATTGTTGTAACACTTTAAGACTTTCCATAGTTGCGGATGGATCAATCGCCTTTTGAGAAAGCTCACTCTCTACTTTTTGTAGTTGTTGACCAATAGTAGATAAATTTTGTTTTAGTTCAAACAATGTATTTTTTGAGAAGTATTGAAAGTTACCAATAGATAATCGAAATTTATTTTTCATTAATGAATTCCTCCTAAAATTGTCTTTATATAGTCCGCGTTAGCTTTCGCTTCTTCGGCAATTTTTTGTCGTTCTAACATTTCATTGGCTGATATGTTTGCTTGTGTATTTACTAATTGTTGTGGAACGTTTTTGTATTCCTTCATCCATTTTTCATCTAGATATGCTGCCGCATTATTTGCTGAGATAATTTCATCACAAAGTCCATACTCCATCGCTTCATCAGCTGATAACCACGTCTCTGCATCTAGTAATTGTTTCAATATATCTTCATCTAACTTATCACCAGCACGAGTTAAATAGTGTTGCACCATCGATTGGTTAATCCGTTCAATGTCATCTGCTGCTTTACGTAGCTGATCAGCATTTCCTGATGCATATGTCCACGCATTGTGTACCATCAACATTGAATTCGCATACATAATGATTTTGTCTGAAATCATAGGTAATACTGATGCGCAAGAAGCACCTATGCCATCAATATAGGAAATAACCTTCGCTGGATGTCGCTGTAACATTGCGATAATGGCCATTGTTTCAAAGACAGATCCACCGGGACTATTGATATATAGGTTAATAGTTTCAATTCCATCACCTAATTCATCCAATTCATTTTTGAAAGTAATAGAAGATACTTCTCCATATTCCTCCCATGCATACTTTGTAATTTCCCCATAAATAAAAACATCGGCCGATTTACCATTGGCAGATGCTTTCATTTGAAAAAACTTATTCTGTTTGTTCTTTGCCACCGTTTTTCACCCCCTTCCGTTGAGTTGGCTCCATGTCAATTGGATATAGATCACCACTTACCCAAAGTTTCGAAGCATTACCACCAACAGGTGGCTCGTCTTCTTTTTGGCGCACATCATCTTGTGATAACCAACCACTCCTAATCGCGGCTTGATAATAAGCTGTTCTTGAAGCTGTATCACCTCTTAACAGCCCTCCAAGGTTGAATTTAAAGTAATGTCCCTCTTGCCGTTCTTTTTTATTTAGCAACTTACGGTTCATTTCTTGCTCATACTGACGAACAATAGGAGTTAGAGTCATTTGGACAAACTGAATCATTAACTGTTCATTACTGCTATAACTTTGTCCTTCAGTGTCATTTAAAAATGTAACGGGAACATTAAAAACGTTAGCAACTCGTGAACGTGTAATTCGTTCTGATGCTAACGTGTCTGAAGCGAAATATTTCCGCTCCATTTCTTCAATATTCACACCGGGTTCTCTAAATAAAATGCCACCATTTTCTTGATAAAATCGTTTAAAATCATCAATGATTTTTTGCCTCTTATCGCTATCTACCTGCGTCGCATAATCCAAAATAAAACTATCTTTCTTCTGCATTTCTGACAAACTAAATTCTTGTACTGCCTTATCATATTCAAGAGTATTTCGCAAAACATCAATTGGACAAATACCTTTCCATCTTGAAATACCTGTGATGTGTTTGACATGAAACATGTTCATATTGTGGATGTAATACGTACCTTCAATCCCACGTACTTCATACCACAAATTATTATCATCCTTATTCAAAAAAGGTGTTACATAAGCGGATTCAACAGGGATTAATGATTCCACTTGAAACCGAATATCACGAATGATAGCTGCATATCCATTTCCAGTTTCATTTCTTGAAACTTCAATTTTATTTATCCATTCAAATCCGGTCATGTTTGGATTAGGTTCATTCATTACAACATCAGACACTTGATTAACAACAGTGTCATAATCCTTATAGAGCTTTAATGGCAAAGATGCTACCGTATTAGATAATCTGCTAATCACACTAAAAATTGTCTCATTTGTAGCTAACTTTGCATTATCAATACCCCAAAACTTCCTTCCAAGCCATGAAGTGAAGTTATATCCAGCCCCTTTCCATCCCAATGATGCTCCTTTAATCGCTCCTTTAACACGATTAATCAGTTTCAATTTCTCACCGCCTTTCTATTTAAAAAGATCGTTAACTGATATAAATTCAATATTTCCATCACCTTGTAATTGAGTTAACATCGGGATTACTTCTGTATGAGCATTTAGAAATGCTGCAAAGCCATCAATCTTTCGATATTTACTCTGTTTAGATGGTAAAAAATTCCCATTTCTATCTTCCACAAGCTTTACATTGTTCATATACCAACGGAAAAGGCGGTTTTTATTACTGATTATTTTTCCATCCAACAACAACTCTTTTACATCCTTTAATGCTGGACTTAAAGTTAAATGTCCTTGTCGAACTGTTTCGGTTTTAAAACCATACGCTTTCAAATCTTCATTTAAACGGTAAGCATTAGCTGGATCATAAGTGATTTTCTTTATGAAATATTGTTCAGATTGCTTAACAAACCAATCATAAACATATTCATGTTTCACATATTCACCGGGTATAATAGTGAGCCAACCTTTGTCTTTAAACTCTTTAAAGCTGATATTCTCGTTATCCCGATCAACTTTAGCCTGCGGAACCCAACTATGAGATAATACAAATACCTTTCCGTCATCTAAAGGAAACTCTAAACAAGCGCTTGTAAAATCCTCTGTTGCAGACAAATCATAACCTGCAACACATTCTTTACCAGCTAATCCCTTTATATCAATAACTTCTTCATTCCTTTTTAATATCTCAATACCAACAAAGGACATTTCATCATTATCAACAAAGAGGTTAAATTGTTTTGTAATCCAGTCATTCTTTTCAGCATCCGTATGCTTGTCTGTATTCCAATCATCAATAAGCGATGGCAGATCTAGCGAAACTCCCATATTAGGATTTGCTTTAATCCATAGTTCAGGATTCTCAATTTCATCCACGCTATCCATTTCAGCCATGAAATAAAACTTTCTATCTTGGTCGATAACTCTTTCTAAAACATCAGTTGCAATTTCATAGTATTGAACAAGCGGTCCTTCAAGCTGATATCCTGCTGTAGTGATGTAAACAATCATTGGCTGTTTACGTGCGCCACGTGATTTTTTAATAACATTAATTAACTTAAAGTTTTTAAATTCATGTATTTCATCAAAAATACCAAGGTGTGTATTTAATCCGTCTAATTTCTTACTATCTGATGCACGAGGTTCAATTTTAGAATGAGTTTTATCATGAAAAATCCCTTTCTGATTTTCGCGTAAATGTTTCCGAAGAAAGGGTGATTTTTGAACCATTGCACGACTTTCATCAAATAATTCTCCAGCTTGTTGTTTTGTATTTGCCAAAACATAAACACGAGCACCCGGCTCATTATCTTTAGCTACAGCATAATTAGACAAACCAGAAATCATTGTTGTTTTTCCGTTTTTACGACCAATAAAAATAAGACCCTCACGAAAGCGCCTATAACCTGTATCTTTATGAATCCACCCATACAAAGAACCTATAACAAAGTGCTGCCACGGTTGTAGAACTAGCCTTTTATAGTCGCCTTTTGACGGACGACAGAACTTTTCAATATATCTTATAGGTCGATGAGCTTTTTCTTCATCGAATATCCAAGGAAACTCCTCAGTACCCTGTCTCTTCAAATCATTTAGATGACGTTGACAAGACAAGATATTTTTCTTACTAGCTTTTATGTTTCCCTTCACAACTTGTTCTGCATACCAAGTTGTTCTTAGTTCAGGAGAGGGATCTACCAAAATATAAAAATGCTTTATCTGTTCATTTCGCCAATTTTTATACCACTTGGATATTTCAGATGGCTTAGAAGTCGTCGAAATCATCATCAGAGTCTCCAGTTAGCTCTTCCTGAAGCTTTTTACGGCTTGCCCCAGTCAACCCTAGCTCCCCTAAATATTGACGTATCTGCTGTAAATACTTAGGTATCTCTGATATCAAAGGGTGCTTAGTCAGATTTGTAGCATTAGCTTTATTTGTATGCTCCATTGTCAGCCCTTCTTTTTTAACATTAGCTGCCATCTCTCTAAACATTTGATAACTGAAGGCAATCGTTTCAACTACAATAGGATCATTGATTTCAGCCTTCCCTTCACCTTCTAAAACAGACCAAATACGAATCCAAGTATCTTTTCCTACCTTTTTTAAATGGGTTGGTGGTTTTCTCTCATTCAATCCTTTATCCAAGATATCACCTCACTTACATTTTATGGATAAAAAGTGTTGTCTCAAAAATAAAAGTCCTCTGTTTTTGAGGTTTACCCCCCTTTAGAAAAACCACTTGCGCTACGCACGAAGGAGGCATCCGGTCTGGGCGGAAACGGCTCTGAACAATAAATGGAGGGGGCTATATGAATTCTTTATTCGCTTTTACTTTTACGAACTGAATCTTTCTTTTATTTTTCTTTTTCCCTCCACCCTTTTCAGGATGTTCTTTGTTGTGACATGCATTACATAAACTAATTAAGTTATCTAATGTTAATGCAAGTTCAGGATATTCACTTCTTTCTTTGATATGATGGACCATATCAGCAGGTACTGGTATCAATGGATCGTGCTTCATACACTCTTGGCACTGATAGTTGTCTCGTATTAATGCCAACTCTCTACACCTTCGCCAAGCTGTACTGTCATAGAACTTCTTCGCTTCTTTATCCCGCTTGTATTTATCGTAGAACTTTCGTTGTTGTTTTCTTTTATTTTCAGTCATTGTCTTGGACTATCGTTCGAGCTATGGCTTCACCATCCAAATATAATTCAACAGTTTCAGCCACTCCTGTATACTTGTTCATAACCTTTTCTAACTTCTCGAATGCACTTACACATTCGTTGATAGCTAATGTAAGTTCTTCAATATTTGCTTTTGCCTCTGTTGTATCAATATCGATTTGAGCTGAAACAATATTTTGTTTTTCCATTTTTCAACACTCCTTAATAAATTCAAATTTTAAGTGATATTAATTTGACGACATTGTCTTACTAATGGGATAAAGTTTTTCAAGAGATTTACAGCATTCTTATTTTGCCACCATCTATCTAACAGAACTATTCGTGCATTCATTGGATTAAGTCCATCAAGAGAGAATGAACTATTAGATATGAAACGAGGCATTACATGAGTTGTTCCAAAATGAGCCTTTATTCTTTTCCAAGCTTCTTCAGCTTGCGTTAAATTATTACCAACAATCCATAACTCTTGTTTTTTATCTTCTTTTAAATCCCTTAACACACTCTCTAAATATAATAAATCATAATTTTTTAGTTCCATCCTTCATCCCTCCAAAAATAAAAAGCACCCGAATGGATGCTTTTTTCTCAATTGTTCATTTATATTTCAATTGTGGTACGTGAAGTTTTATTCTTTTTCCAATCACCTAATGTTGTTACATTCATCCGCTTCAACATTATTAAGTAACTGGAAGAAGAGCAAAAGCTCTTCTTAATAACGGTATCATTCAATCAGTACCATCTGCTTGTTTCGGATTTTATGTGCCGTCATAATGAAGCCGTTTAGAAAAAATATTGTACAAAGGAATTTTATGAGTTGTGTTTTCCGCCACTTCTCACAATACAAATATATCATGTTAAATATCAAAACGTGTCCGTAAATAGTTCGCAAATTGTCCGCGAATAGTTCACGAATAGTTCACGAATATTTAATCTTTAATAACTGATTAATTATCGAAAATCATCATTCATCATAGTGATGATAATGATGGTGATGATGTTCTACTTTTTGAACAGGAGTTGGCATCAATGTTTTTATTCCACTCGCTAGCGCAATTATATAAACCAACGAATCCCATATCCCTTTTATTTCTTCATCTGTAAGTGCACTCGACAAAGCAATAATTAAAATTCCAAGTGTTAGCCTGTAACATACATTTTTGAATTGGCTATCTGAAATAACATTAATTACATCATCCTCTTCAATCAATGTTTCAGTTAGATCAGTTTCCCTGATTACACTTGATAATTCTTCGTAATATTGCTTAGATGATACGACGTCCATTTGATTAAAAGAACTTGATAAAGTACTCTCTATTACCTCAACTGGCTGCATGAATATTTGACCTAAATTTCTAGAACTCTCTGTTACCTTTAACGCATCTCTTATTGGCTGTATCAAATCTTCCTGCTGCATGAATATCTGACCTAAATTTCTAGAACTCTCCGTTGCCTTTAACACATCTCTTATTGGCTGCATCAAATCTTCCTGCTGCATGAATATCTGACCTAAATTTCTAGGAATCTCTGTTGCTTGTAACGCATCTCTTATTGGTTTCATCAAATCTTCCTGCTGTATGAATATCTGACCTAAATTTCTAGGAATCTCTGTTGCTTGTAACGTATCTCTTATTGGTTTCATCAAATCTTCCTGCTGCATGAATATCTGACCTAAATTTCTAGGAATTTCCATCGTTCTAAATTTCTTATTTTTAGCCCCTGATTTATTATCTCCATTACTCATATTCTCTCCTCCATCGCCAAAACTTTATATAAAATTATATTCAAAGTAAATTTTACCATGTTTTATCCCTCTTTTTTGTATGATTTCTAGCATTAAAGTTTATTAATCACTAAAAATGAATTAGCTATAAACTAGATTGTGTTAAATTCACCTATTGGATTTAACCTTAGATATAGCAATATCTTTCGCATTTTATAAAAATGAATTTGACACTTTCTGTTTAAAGCTAATTCATTAAGTGATAAAAAAATAAAGGAATTAGATTCTGAACTTCCTTTGGTAGTCATTTAATGTATCTTGCTCCATTCCGATATATCTCAATGTTTCTTTCTGATCTGTATGATTTAACATCTTTTGCAAAGCGACTACATCTTTAAATTGTTTGTAATGATGATACCCATATGTTTTTCTAAGTGAATGAGTCCCTACTCGTTCTAATCCAAATTCTTCTGCAGCTTGATTTAATATTACATAAGCCATTGCACGAGTAATCGGTTTATTCTTTCCGTTTCTACTCTTAATGAGATATTCATTCTTTGGTCTTCCTTCTGTATAATTCCTGATAGCTCTCTTCAGTTCTGAAGGCATTTTCACATCTTTGATCTTCCTTGTTTTCTTTTCACGTATTACGATATTCCATCCCTCAACATCCCTAACACGTAAACGCAATATATCCGATATTCTGAACCCTGTATTAATACCAAGAAGAAACAGAATATAGTTCCTCTCATTCTGTTTCTTATAGAATTCCTTTATTTCTTGTATTATTTCTTTATCTCGAATTGGCTGTACAATGTTCATACACTTTGCCCCTCTTTTTGTCTACGTGTTTTTTGAAATACCTCTTTCTTTAGATTGAAAGCTAAACGCAATATCGCACGACCTTTTAACTTGTAATACTTTGTTTTACCTATACCTAAGTCCATCCAGATGTCTGGGTCATATCCAATGTCATCTTCCATATAAAACTTCACGATTACCTCACGTTCATCATCTCTTAGGCGATTCACGGCATCATACAACCAACTCATAAATTTATTTCTTTCTTGTTCATACTCAATTCTTTCAATTGCAATGTTTTCAGTTGAGCTATTAAACTCGTTTGTAATTGATGGAGGAACAATAGAATATGATGGCGTCACTTTTGGCAGCATATCACATGGCATTGTCGCTAAGTATGTACGATACTCAATAAATACTTTTTCAATTTCTTGTTTTGTTCTTTTCCCATCCACGATTGGCATTTTAAATGATAGTTGTTTATTCATATTAAATTCCTCCATTATTATTATTTTTGTCTTAATGCTCCACGTCTACGTTCATAACGTGGTCCATGAACTCCCATTAACTCTTCAATTTCACGAGTACTAAATTTCTCTTTTCGCTTTTTCTTGCCTTTCTTCTTTGCTTGTTTTGATTGCTTTTTCCACTCACATAGCTGATCCTTTAGCACCTTCATATCCCCATCTCCCTTTTCAAAATAAAAAGGACACCTATTCATAAAACAGCTATAATTGCTGCTTTAATGAATTGGTGTCCTCTAGTTTTCTAGCCGGACGATATTCGATTTTCATTTACTTGATAATACCTGCTTGTACAAATATGTTCCTCCAAGCTTTATTAACTTGGTATTTATCTACGTCTTTCGCACGACGAGCAATCGCTTTTCTTGTTTTCCGTTTCTTTAAATTAGCCATTCTCCTAACCTCACTTTCTATTCAAAGGATTATTTTGTTCAGATTCCGGTAAAGTGTTAATATTCTTCATAAAGGAGTTCTACTAATGAAAAATCCCTGGAAGAAAATCTCTTTAATTGCTTTCATAGTAATTGTCCTTTTAATAATTTTATATTTTGGTGGCATGTCATTTTTTTGGAACCAACCCTGAATAAAACTCAATATTTCGTCAATACTTTAGATACATGGTAATCTTTTCTCTGTTTTCCTTGGATGAGCAGTTAGCCTTTGCTAGCTGCTCTTTTAATTACACATTTTTGTCTTAATGCTCATATATTATTGAGAATTAAAAATTCATCTCATATTAAAGGAAAAGTATTCTTTTTCATTGCTCCACTCCCTCTTTAAAGAACACCGTTTGAATAAGGTCTTTAAAGAGGGAATACATTTAAAAGTCTTGGTTACACTGTAAACAGGCTGGTGAATAGCCGACTTCCGATTTTACTAATACCCACTCTACGTCTATTACCTTGGGCCGAGCAGTTAGCTTTTGCTAACTGCTCTTTTATATTGAGTTAATAATAAAATTCAGGTCTTATTTCTTTTTTCACACCATATACTTCTAACCTAGACCCAGCTCAAAGTGTTACCTCCTATCTTAAAGAGCACTTATGCATGGTGCTCTTTTTTAATTTACTTATTTCTACAAAATGAAATTTTTGTATTAATCCTCATCTAACGCTGTAACAGTTAAATAATTACGCGCTTTCTTTCTGCTGGCTACTCTCTTTATATAAGATGGTGTTTTATAAAAAAGGATTGTCTTAGGAAGTACGCTCAAATGTTGAGCGCATTCCTGTATAGTTCCGATACATATTAGCGATTCACCCTTATAAATGGCGTACTCCTTTAACTTCATTATCCAACTCCCCTTTGCTCTAAAATTTAAGATTATTTTCACTTCCACATAATATTTTAAATTCTGCTTATACTATAGCTGTAACTTAAAGTTACATATCATTTACTTGTAGGGCCTAATTTTCCTTTATACAACAAGTAGTTAGCCAATTAGGCTGACTGCTTTGTTGTACAAAATGAAGTTTTAATTTAGTTTTCTTTCCTGCATAATATTTTGATATTCACTTATACTATAGTTGTAACTTTTTGTTACAACATATATCTGTATCCAGTGAAACTTCTAAAATTGTACAATAGAGCGGTTAGCTACTTCAGCTAGCTGCTTTGTTGTGTAAAATAGCGTTTTTGTTCAAATACTTCACGTCCATAAAAAAATTACATTTGGTATCACATACTCTTTTACATTAAGAGTTTTGGTCAGAAGAGTACTTATATATGGTGCTCTTTTTGGTTTGGAATGTGAAATAGAGGCTTGCTCTTAAAACCTTTCATATGATTGTTATAGTTTTTTCCTTACACCCATATGTCTGCTTGCTCATAAGTTGTTAAAGTATAAATATAAATTGACTAGTTAGTTTATAACGGAGGTATAAAAATGAGTAAATTTAAAAAGAAATGTCACATCCCATTTCCATGTGCCTTTCCGTTGCCCCAAATCGGGTCTACTGGATTAACCGGTGCTACTGGGCCTTCGGGACCTACTGGAGCTACCGGACCTTCAGGTGGACCTCGGGGACCTACCGGGCCTACTGGAATTCAAGGTAGCCTGGGACCTACTGGGCCTCAAGGTATTTCTGGACCTCAAGGGATTCCTGGGATTTCTGGATCTATTGGTCCAACTGGACCTTCGGGAATTCAAGGTATCCAAGGCATCCAAGGCATTCCTGGCATTCAAGGTCCTATTGGACCCACTGGAATAACAGGGGTCACTGGAATTCAAGGGATTCCTGGCATTCAAGGGATTCCTGGCATTCAAGGGATTCAAGGGATTCCTGGTCCGACCGGCCCTCAAGGGATTCCTGGCATTCCTGGTTCTGTAGGTCCAACTGGACCTTCTGGAGCTGTTGGACCTACCGGCCCTTCCGGGGGACCGCCAGGACCAATGGGCCCCACTGGACCTTCTGGGGGACCACCAGGACCAACCGGAGTGACTGGCCCCACTGGACCTTCTGGGTCACCAGGACCAACCGGACTTCAAGGTATCCAAGGGATCCAAGGGATTCCTGGCCCCACTGGACCTCAAGGCAGTCAAGGGATTCAGGGGATTCAAGGTAATCCGGGGCCTATTGGTCCTATTGGACCCACTGGAATAACTGGGGCGACTGGAATTCAGGGTATCCAAGGTATTCAAGGTAATCCGGGACTTATTGGACCTATCGGCCCGACTAGCCCAACTGGGCTTCAAGGTATCCAAGGCATCCAAGGCATTCCTGGGCCTACTGGATTACCAGGAACCGCTGGAGCTACCGGACCTACTGGGCCTACCGGTCTTACAGTATCTGGGTTATCTCATTATGCTTATGTTTTCAATACAGCAGCTCAAGTTGTTGCCTTAGAAGCACCTATTCTTTTTAATTCACATGGTAGAATGACATCTGGTTTTACTCATACACTGGGAACTTCTCAATTAATGGTTCTTAATGCAGGAGATTATAAGATTTCTTTTTCTGTATCAGGAGTTGAACCTAATCAATTTACGCTCTTTTTAAATGGTGCTCCAGTTACCAACGCAGTTTATGGATCAGGTGCAGGAACTCAGCAAAACAATGGGCAAACAATTCTCTCTTTAGCCGCAGGTGATATTATTACCCTTAATAATCATACTTCCGCTGCTGCGGTTACTCTGCAGACTTTAGCAGGTGGAACACAAACAAATATAAATGCTTCGATTGTAATTGAAAAATTAAATTAATTTAATCATTTATTTCTTGAAACTCTGGCAGTAAATAACCTAGAGTGGATTCTTTTTTAACAAGCAGTTAGCTTTTGCTAGCTGCTCTTTTAATTAAAATAACGATTTTGTTATAAAACTGCACCTATCTAAAAACCATACATACAATATCTTGGGTATCCTTTTTCAATATTAGTTTTGGTCAGAGAGCGCCTTGGAAGGCGCTCTTTAATTTTAAAATCTTTTCACATTTAAACTGGACAAGCATATATTATTGTATCTTCTCTTTTCTTTCATAAAATTTCACTTTTGTTGAGACAACAATCCTCTTCGGATGTTGTCTTTTTTCTTATGCGTCCAAATAAGGATTTTGTTTTACTTGTACTAGCTACCCGTCCCTTGTATAAATGCACTTTTTTTACACACCATATTAAAATCCAAATAATTCTCTTTTAGGACGGTACTAATATGAACAAGGCATTAAAATACATTTTAATCTTCTTTTGTGCGATGTATTATATTGTAATTATTGGCTGTATTGTCTATCTAAACTTTGTTTAAGAGCATTTTATTCCTCCAAGCAAGAAATGAATCTAAGAACGAACATAAGCATTTATAATTAGGCATAAGGAGCGCTCCACAAGGCGTTCTTTAGCTTTAAAATAAGAATTTTGTTAAATTACTATTAACGTTTTAAACTTCCTTGAATACATTAATATCACAAGAAATTCTATATGGTGCTCTGGTCCAGTTACCTTGAATTTCTTGCAGACCTTGTGTGAAGAATCCGTTTATAACAAACGGGTTCTTTTATTTTGGGTTATAAAATAACTATTTTATTAAATTTCACATATACAACCGCTTGTCCATTTCACTTTGCTCTACTCCTGCATTTACTATTATTAATACGAATTTTTCAGAGGTGAATTATAATGGACGATTTTTTATCCTCCGCTGCACTTAATCCTGGTTCAATCGGGCCGACACTCCCACCTGTTCAACCCTTTCAATTCCCTACAGGTCCCACTGGTACAACGGGAGCTACTGGCATTACTGGGCCGACTGGACCGACTGGGCCAACTGGACCGACTGGACCGACTGGGCCGACTGGGCTGACTGGGCCGACTGGGCTGACTGGGCTGACTGGGCCGACTGGGCTGACTGGGCCGACTGGGCCGACTGGGCCGACTGGGCCGACTGGGCCGACTGGGCCAACTGGACCAACTGGACCAACTGGACCAACACTATTTTTCACTTCCCTTGCACCAGATCCTGAACCTATAGAACTTCCAGCAAATACAAATGACTTTTTAATTATGGAAGTCTTTGTCCCTATTGAAAGCCCAAATGATAGAGTCTTATTAAATGCAACAATCGGCACTGACCTTGTTATTCATACCCCATCTGATGGAAGCACATCCTTTACTGTGGACGCTATTACGTATCAGTTATTCCGTAATAATGTGTTACTAACAAGTTCAAGTGTATCTGGTATTTATGAAGTCGGTAGTAATATTGATATAACTTTTCCTTTTAACTCCACATTTACATGGGTAGATACCCCAGGTGACCCAGTGGTGCCACCAAACCCAGTTCATTATCGTATTGTTGCAAATATTGGAGATTTTAGTGAGACTATATCATCTGCTCTAGTCGGAAATCGTGGGTTTGCTACTATAAAATATCCTGGTGATCCAATTTAATTAAAAATAGCAACCGCTAATCTCATTATGAAAATGTAAATATTAAAATCTCTACGTTTGGTCTTCCGAGCAGTTAGCTTTTGCTAGCTGCTCTTTTCCTGTAAAATAACGCTTTTGTTCAATTTAGTAATTTCTTATATAATAAAAGTTAACTACTTCAGAAGGGACTGAATTATGCGCAGATATCAATATTTTTAATCTACCCATCACAACATAATGGAGGTAAAAGTATTGATTACAGAATTACAGACACAAAGATTACATTTAAGACAAATGAAGGAATCTGATTCATTAAACATGTTTAAAATATGGTCTGATCCTGACGTTACAAAATTCATGAATATAAGAAATTTCACTGATGAAAACCAAGCGAAAGATATGATTCATTTTCTCAATGAACTTGCTCAAAATAATAAAGCCCTCCGTTTTACTATTATTGAAAAAGAATCTAATCAAATTATCGGTTCATGTGGCTATAATTCCTTGGATTTCGAAAACTCAAAAACAGAGATTGGTTATGATATTTCGAAAGCATTTTGGGGCAAAGGATATGCCCCTGAAGCTATTTCTGCTCTATTAGATTACGCTTTTACACATCTGAAACTAAATCGTGTCGAAGCAAAAGTTGAACCTGAAAACGTGAATTCCATAAAAGTATTACAAAAATTACAATTCATTTTTGAAGGGACTCTAAGAAAAAGCGAAAAATCAGCTGGGAAGCTTATCAATTTAAATGTTTATTCGAAATTAATAACCGATTAATTATAGTCACCCGGCCTATACTATATTGAAGTATAGGCTTCTTTAATTTTCATACAAAATTCAAATTTAATCTTACTTCACATCAATACGTTTTTGACTAGCTTCCCTGCTAAAACCATTTGGATATCTTTTTGCCAGTTTAGAAATGTTCATT